CGAGGAAGTCTCCGACCAGATCAACAGGAGCCTCTACTAGTGGCCATTCGCATCCCCATCATCAGCGAGTTCGACGACAAAGGGCTCGCGCGCGCCACCCGACAGTTCAAGGACCTCGAGACCACCGGCCAGAAAGCGCAGTTCGCAATCCAGAAGGCGGCGCTCCCGGCAACGCTCGCCCTAGGAGGCCTAGCAATCGCGGCAGGTGACGCTTTCAAGGCGTACGCCGAGGACGCCGCCGCGGCCGACAAGCTTGCGCTCAGCCTCAAGAACTCCACCGACGCCACCGACGAACAAGTCGCCGCCGTCGAGGACTTCATCAGCTCCACCAGTCGAGCGGCCGCCGTCGCCGATGACGATCTCCGCCCGGCACTCGACAACCTTGTCCGCGGCACCAAGGACATCACCAAAGCCCAAGACCTCCTGAGCCTCGCGCTCGACGTTTCAGCCGGCACCGGCAAAGACCTCGACGCCGTCACCCAAGCCCTCAGCAAGGCTTACAACGGCCAACTCGGACCACTCAAGAAACTCGACCCGGCACTCGCGTCCCTCATCAAGTCCGGCGCGTCCGCGGACGAAGTATTCGCCTCCCTCGGCCAAACATTCGGTGGACAAGCGGCCGCTCAAGCCGACACGGCTCAAGGCCGCATGAAGAACCTGTCGATCCAGATGGGCGAGCTCAAAGAGTCCATCGGTGGAGCTGTCGCGCCACTGATCGAGAAGCTCCTCCCAGCGTTCCAAGGACTCACGACATGGATCTCCGAAAACACTGGGCTCGTCGTCGGCCTCGGGGTAGCGATAGGCGGCATAGCCCTCGCCATTACCGGAGCAAACGCCGCCATGGTCGCATGGAACGCGATCACCAAGATCACCGCCGCCCTCAACGCCATTCTCGGCACCTCATTCAGCGCCCTATGGGTCGCCACAGGTGTCGGCATCATCCTCGCCATCATCGCCGCAGTCGTCGCCCTCCAAGCCAAGTTCGGCCTCTTTACACCAGTCATCGACTTCGTGAAGAAAGCGTTTGAGATCTGGTGGAACACCGTCTCAGCAATCTTCGGCTGGATCTACGACAAGATCAGCACCGTCGTCGGCTTCTTCACTGAAGGGTTCCGCGTCGCGTTCGATCTCGTCAAGGGATACTTTGACATCTGGTGGACCGTCGTCTCGACGATCGCTGAGAAAGTCATCGGAGTGTTCGTCGGGATCGGCGAGGCGATCAAGACCGCCTTCAAGGCCGCCTTCAACTTCGTCGCCAAAGCATGGAACAACACCGTCGGCAAACTCTCCTTCAAGATCCCCTCGTGGGTACCTGGCCTCGGTGGTAAGGGCTTCGACGTCCCCGACATCCCCGAGCTCGCCGAAGGTGGCATCGTCACCGGCCCCACGCTCGCCATGATCGGCGAGAAAGGCCCCGAAGCCGTCATACCGCTGGACCGCATGATGGGCGGCTCAATCACCGTCAACGTCGCCGGCTCGGTCACCTCCGAACGTGATCTCATCGAGACCATTCGGCGCGGCCTTGTCAACGCTCAACGCAACGGCGCACAGCTCGTCTACAGCAACACATGACGCTCCCCTGCCAACCCGTCGTACGTCTCCGCCTCGGCCCCGGCGCCTCCTTCGGCAACGTCCTCATCCTCGGCGACCAGCTCAACGGCATCCTCGGCACCAACATCCTCGGCACCACCACCGCCCAAATCGTCGACATCACCGACGAAGTCGACCAGATCTCCATCCGTCGAGGCCGCGATCGCATCTTCGAGTCCTACACGCCCGGCACCGCCACGATCTCATGGTGGGATCCGAACGGCGACTGGAACCCGGACTACGCCGCCGGCCCCTACTACGGCCAGATCCTCCCCATGCGGCAAATCATGATTCAGACGACCTACAACGGCACCGAGTATCCCCTGTTCTCCGGTTACATCCAGTCATGGGACTGGGACTGGCCCAAAGGCACCCAATACGCCAAGGTCACCGTCCAAGCGACCGACGGCTTTCGCCTCCTCGCCCTCTCCAACGTCAACACCGTGACCGGCGCCGCCACGAACGACCAGCCCGGCACCCGCGTCAACCAGATCCTCGACATGGTCAACTGGCCGACCACCATGCGAAACATCGACACCGGCGACCGCCAACTCCAGAACGACCCCGGAGGCACCCGTTCCGTCCTCGACGCGATCCAGACTGTGAGCTTCACCGAGATCGGCGCGTTCTACATGGACGCCAACGGCGATGCCCGCTTCAAGTCGCGCGCCACCATCGCCCAACAAGCGAACGGCACCCCAACCGAGTTCGCCGACGACGGCACCGGCATCTACTACCAAGAGATCGACGTCGCCTTCGACGATCAAGAGCTCTCCAACTCGGTCACCGTCACCAACCATGGCGGCTCCGCTCAGACCGCCACCGACTCGGCTTCGATCTCCGAGTACTTCACCCGGACCTACACGCTGTCCGACCTTCTCGGCAAGAGCAACGCTGTCGCCTTATCCATCGCCAACAGCATCCTCGCGTACCGTAAGAACCCGAGGATTCGCATCGAATCCATCGGCCTCGACCTCTCGAGCGACTCACCTCGCGTCGAACCAGCCCTCGATCTCGACTTTGGCGACCCGATTTTCGTCACCCGCACCCAGACACCCACCAGCGTCCTCGACCTGCGGCTCACCGTCCAAGGCGTCGAGCACACCATCACCCCATCCACATGGTTCACACGGCTCATCACCCGCGAACCGCTGAGCACCTCGTTTATCCTCGGCTCGTCCGGGTTCGGTATTCTCGGCACCAACACCCTCTAGGAGCATCATGGCCACCTATCCCCTCTCCGAAGCGTACGCCGACGGCCAAGTCCTCACGGCCGCGAACGTCAACTCGATCACGGAAGGCGTCAACGACATCGCGTTCGGCGTCCTCAACGCGCAGACTGGTACGAGCTACACGCTCGTCCTAACGGACGTCGCCAAAGTCATCACACTCAGCAACGCGAGCGCGATCACCCTCACCGTCCCCACCAACGCCTCGGTCGCCTTCCCGATTGGCACAACGCTCCTGCTGACACAGCTCGGCGCCGGCCAAGTCAGCCTGTCCTACGCTGGCGTCACCATGCGATCAGCCGGATCGAAGTACAAGATGAACGGCCAATACTCCGTCTGCGGCCTGATGAAGCTCGACACCGACGAATGGGTGTTCTACGGCAATACCGCCCTCTGACATGATCTCCGTACTCACCGCCAGCGTTGGCGCCAAAGCCGAACTGCCCTACCAGTGGGTCGCGTACGGCTCCAGCGGCAACCTCTACACCTCGCCGAACCAAGACGGCACCTCATGGACGTCCAGAACCTCGTCCTTCGGCACGACGACGATCTCCGGGATGGATACCAACGGCACCGATCTCTACATCGCCGTCGGCTCATCCGGGAAACTGGCAACAAGTCCAGACGGCCAAACATGGACTCAACAGACCTCCGGCTTCGGCACCAGCCAGATTGTTGACGTCGCCTACGGCAACGGACTCTGGGCGGCCTGCTCAGTCGGCGGACGAATCGCCACCTCCACCGACGGCATCACATGGACCCAACGCTTCCTCGATGCCACCAAAACCCTCCAGTCGATCGGCTACGGCAACGGCGCATGGTTCTGCTCCGGCTCAGCAGGCGTCATGTACTCATCGTCCAACGGACTGACATGGACATCACGAACCTCGACGCTGGCCAACAGCATCCGAGGCGCCCAATACTCGACCGTTGGGTCGCTGTTCATCGCCGGCTCCGATACCGGCACGACCGGCGCCCTTGCGAGCTCACCTGACGCCGTGACATGGACCGCCAGAACCTCAGCTGTCACGATCGCCACTACAAGCGCCAACGCCTACGTCGCGTCCGGCTCGACCACCGTCGTCATCTGCCATGAGGAAGCCGGGCTCATTCAGTCGTCAACGAATGGCACGACATGGACCGCCCGCACGTCCGCCTACCCGACCTACCCGAACTTCGGCAACGCCGTTGATACCAGCAACAACTGGCTGATCTGTTCAACGAACGCGAGCATCGGCTACATCCAGCACTCAACAGACGGCACTACATGGACCGCTCGAGGAGTCGTCGCCGCCGGCGTGAACGTGGCCAAGACGTGCCATTCGTCAGGGAAGCCCGGAGGACGCTGATGAACGAAGCAACAGTCACCGACGACCTTCACGTAATCGTCACCATCAACGGCGTCCAAGTCGACGACTGCGGCCCGTGGGTGAGCAGGGAAGCCGCGCAAGAATGGGCAGACGCGATCGTCGCCGACCTCAACAACGGAGTGGACCACTATGGCAACCAAGAAAGCTGACGCGCCGGCCGGACGGCCCTACACCGGCAACAGCGACCCCGCCTCAGGAGCTCGCCCGGGCACCGTCCGGTTTCAGGACTACATGAAGTTCCTGTTCCAGATGAAGAACCTCGGCATCTACGCCAACCGGCCTGTCCGCGGAGGCTCCAGCCTCTCGGTTCATGCGACCGGCCGCGCCTGCGACCTTGGCGGAGGCAACGGCCAGATCGTCGCCGCGATCGGCTTCCTTGAACGTCACGCCGACCAGCTCGGCGTCGAGGAGATCCACGACTACGGCAACCGCTACAAGCCAGGCAAGTTTGGCGCAGGCTGGCGGTGTGATCGCAACGCATGGAAGATCTACGACAAGCCCACTATCGGCTCACCCGGAGCCGCATGGGTTCACTACGAAATCAGTCCCGACATGGCCGACAACCCCGCAAAGGTCGACGCCGCCTTCAAGGCCATCCTCGAGACCAAATGAGACCAAATGACCAATACCAGCAAACTGGGTGTGGCGCTCACCGTAGCGACCGCCCTCGCCTGCCTTCTGGCGGCCTGCTCCGACCGATACCGAGACCCCGATGACCCAAGAAAAAACCCCGCGCCCTCGACGACGACGACTCACCCCTGACGAGATCGAAGCCCGCGTCCGCGCCGGCCTCATCATGACCCTCGCGTTCGTCCTCGGCGTCACCGTCCTCGGAATGCTCTACTCGCTGATCTACGTCTACCAGCCCGACGGCGACATCGCGCCGCTCGATTCCCGTTTCATGGACGTCCTCCAGCCTCTCGCGTTCTCGATCGGCGGAGCCCTCACCGGGCTCGCGGCCGGCGGAGCGTTGAAGAAGAGCTCGGACGACGACGACACCCCGAAGGCTTGACCTGAGTCCCGACAGTCGGTAGACCTCCGGCACCCGCCGGACCCGACCCGAAAGGAACCACATGAACCGCCTCTTCCTTGGCGTAGCCATACTCGGCTCCGTCGTCTGGGCTTGGACAGCCCGCCCCGACGACACCCCAAAGCAAGACACCGGAGCGATCGTGACGCCTCCAACCGTCCGAGTGGTCCCGTTGACCATTCCGACGACCACAGGCGCTCCTACGACCACACAGGCACCAACCACGACCATCGCGGCGCTAGTGGGCCCAGACACACCGTGCCAAGAATGGGTGCCCGAGGCGATCGCCGCCGGATGGCCCGCCGATCGGCAAACGCTCGAGACCCTCATGTCCGTCATCTGGCGCGAGTCCCGGTGTCAGCCGGACGCTTGGAACGGCCACGATGCCGGCCTCACCCAGATCAACCAGATCCACGCCGCATGGATCGAGGACCTCGGCCTTGGAGAACATCCCCAAGCCATGTTCAACCCGCTCCTCAACCTTGAGTTCGCATGGAAGCTATACAGCTCACGCGAGCAGGCCGGCAAGTGTGGATGGACGCCGTGGTCGCTGAAGTGCTGATCGACTGGGAAGGCGCCGCCTGCCACGGCATCGACGTCAACAACTTCTTCCCCGGCATCGGCGAAAACCTCAAAGCCAAAACCGCGATCTCCATCTGCGCCCAGTGTCCGATCCGCCGTCGCTGTCTCGAGTACGCCCTCCAGTTCCCCACGCGAGACTTACCGGGCATCTGGGGAGGCACCACCGAGAAACACCGTGCGCGACTCCGACGCACCCGTGTGATAAACACACAGGCGTGAGCGAAGAACAGCCGAGAATCGCACTATGCCATGAGTGTCAGAAACTGGTAATCGGCGACGAAATCGTCCGCTACCGGCTCAACGGCACATGGCTCAAATGGTGCTGGCCGTGCTTCAAGAGCTCACACCTGAAGAACCTGACCCGACTACAGGAAGAGAAACCATGAACCTAGAAGGCTACGTTCCCGTCAACGACCGCCTCCTCGAAGCCCTCAAACGCTGGCCCGACCTCCGAGTCTCCGAGACCGGCTTCGAGATCCAACGCATCGAGGAGCAAGTGTTCCTCGTCTGCGAAGTGACCGTCTGGCGCACAGCTGACGACCCAAGGCCGGCGATCGCCACCGCCGCCGAACCATTCCCCGGCAAAACGCCGTACACCCGCGGCTCGGAACGGATGGTCGGATTCACCAGCGCCCTCGGCCGCGCGCTCGGCTACATGGGCGTCGGCATCGACAAAGCCATGGCATCCAGCAACGAAGTCCAAGCCCGACAGGACACCCCTCGAGCGGCCGCGACCGATGACAGTCCGACCGACGCCCAGAAACGGATGCTGAGAGCGTTGGCCTACGCCGGGGAAATCCCACCGACCAAAAAGGCGACCTCACAACTCATCGACAAACTCAAAGCACAGGCGATGGGAGAGGAGCCTTTCTGATGAATCAAATGAGCTTCGACTGGACGCTTCTCCACTCGGATGAACCGGCCTGCGATCGTTACAAAGCGTTCCACCACGCCAACCCTTGGGTCATGGACCGGCTCATCCAAATGGCCCGAAACCTGAAGATCAGAGGCATTGAGCATTACGGCATCGCCGCACTGTTTGAGGTGCTTCGCTATGACTGGACGATTCGTACCGATGACCCGACGAGCCAACTCAAACTGAACAACGACTACCGGGCTTTCTACGCCCGTGACATCATGCGCCGATGCCCAGACCTCGACGGCTTCTTCAACACTCGACGCTCACAGGCCGACCGATGATCTCTGAAGCATCCTTTCAACAGCTCGTCATCGAGACCGCCCAGTGGAACGGCTGGAAAGTCCTTCACGTTCTCCCAGCCCGCAACCAGCGCGGCAAATGGCTCTCCAGTCAGGCCGGCGACTTCGGCTTCCCCGACCTTGTCCTCGCGCACCGCGATCGCGGCGTCATCTTCGCCGAACTGAAAACGATGATCGGCAAAGTCACCGAAAACCAGCAGGACTGGCTCACCACACTCAAAGCCGGAGGCGCCGAAGTGTACGTCTGGCGTCCATCCGACTGGAACGAGATCAAAGCAATCCTCACCGAAAGGAAACCATGAGTCCCGACATCCACGCTCTGATGGCTCAGATCAACGAGGCGGCCCGCACCATGGAGATCGCCACCACACAGATCCACGAGCTCCGCGCCCGCCTCGCCACGCTCGAGGAGGAGAACGAACGCCTCCGCGCCCGGCTCGTCAAGGCGATGGCCGTGATCGAGCACTACGAAGGCCAGTGATGCGCCGTTTCGCATGGGCACCGCTCGCCCGAGTCGCCAAACCGCCGATTCAGTACAGCCGCGCCGCTGTACCAAGCTCAAATGACTTCGCGACCCAGTTCGGCGTAGACCGCTACACGATCTACCGCTGGCAGAAACACGGCATCCCGTGGTTCTACGCCGACCGCATCGCCATCAAAGTCTGCGGCACCCATCCGGGCAACATCTGGCCGGACTGGTGGGACGAAGCATGATCGTCCGCTCACCTCGCCCAAGGGACAACTTCAGCATCGTCTCCAACGCCGTCATCCGGGACCAAAGGCTTTCATGGAAAGCCCGCGGCCTCCTCATCTACGTCCTGAGCCAACCTGACCACTGGCGCACCTCGAGCGCCCATCTGGCCGCCATCAGCCCCGAAGGCATCCACGCCGTCCGATCGGGCCTCAAAGAGCTCGAGGAGCACGGCTACCTACGTCGAGCCCGCACCCAACAGCCGAACGGCACATGGCGCCACGACATCCTCATCTACG